CAACGCACTTATATAAAGTGTAGCTAATGTTACTAGTTCACAGCGAACATTAACTATCAAGCAATTGTAAATCTAATAAAGCCTTATGAAGTCCTAGTTGAATTTTTTTGAGTTCTTCTTGTTCTTTAGGATGACCTCCAGGCCACTTTTCTACATACTTATCAAATGCTTTGCAGATGTAACGTAAGGCATTTTGATCAACTTCAAAGTTAAAAGTATAGCCAGACATAATACTATCATATTAGTGTGTACTAGCCCAATTATTGCCGTGATCTGCAGCCGCTGTAATTGGAACACGGAAGTTATAGTAATCGCCAGCTTTAGGAGCAGCAGCTTCTAATAGATGTTTGACGCGATCAACTTCTGAAGGTACAACAGATAACTGCACTTCATCGTGCACATATGCACACCTTGTGTAGTCAGTGTCGTATGTAAGACCTGCTTCATCAAGTAACTCTTGACCTATCACCACCCAGCGCTTACTGATGATGGCACCTGCGGACTGTAGAAGATAATTGAGCGAGGCGTGTTCAGCAGTACAGAACACAGGCCTCCCATCAAGAGCCCTAAGACGACCAGAACCTCTAACTCGTTCTTTGACGGCATTAATCAATGGCTCCAAACCAGGAATAGCGTCAAGAAATTTACGGCGCAGCTCTTGACCTAGCTGTTTTTTCTGAGCATCAGAAAGCTCAGGATGGAAACTATGACCAAGTTTTTGATCACCGGCACCATATATAAACGCATACGTGAGAGTCTTGACCTCTTTACGCGTGCATCCTACGCGATCAGCGTTTTGTTGGTGGATGTCGCCATTAAGTAAAACATCTGCATAAGCGCCATTATCAAACCGTGCGAGATAATGTCCAAGTGCCCTGAGCTCTAGCTGTTCAAGATCTGCACCTACAAGAATGTGACCTTGATGAGGGACAAAGAGCTCCCGTGCCCATGGTGCGCTCACAACTTGGCCGAGATTCGGACCACGGTGCGCATTTCGTCCCGTCTGTGTCGCAAGTGTGCAGCTGTGGTGAATGCAACCGTCGCCCTCAATAGAGTTGAACCAAGAGTTGGTTCCCTCCGACAGTTGCCCTAACCACTTCTGCAATGTAAGAAGTCGAATAAACATCTCACATTCATCATGAAGTAGTTGATTTCCTTGAGACAAAGCAGCGTCCCGCATCTCGCCAATAGTTGCCTCGTCAACCTTGGGCTTACCAGTGTTAGTAACCTTTGTAAAACGAGCACCGCGAAAAGTTTGAAGTGCCCATGCGATGTTTTGACGAGATGTTGGATTAAAATCAGTAAGTCTTGTCATTGGCGCACCTGCTACATAACCCTTCTTTTTATCAGCACGCTTAGGAGTAAAAACTTTACCAGGTACATACTTATAAACGGAAGTAATGCGTTTAGATAATGCGTCAAACTCTTCTTGAAGTTCTGAGCGAACGCGGATAGCAGCATCCATGTCAAAGCGGAAACCTGAAGCCTCTTGCTGAGACATGATCTCAGCCACTTGCATTTCTAGTTTGACGTAATCAGCAATCATTGTTGGTTAATGAATTATTCGTAAGTACTCATCCGACGCATGAGCATTTGATAAAGCTTGTATGTAACTTCAGTATCCTGAATACAGTAATCAAGCATTTCAGGCGTATATTCTTTCCAAGATTCTTTGTCTTCACCGAAGTCGCCTTTAAAGCACTGAAGGCGATAACCCCAAGCTTTAAGGCTATGACGACCGTATAAACGCTGAGGCATTCCTTCTGGCCGCCGTTCGTAGTCTCTATCTTCAATCTTTGGATAAAATAATCTACTCATGATAAGCGTATCAATGATTTCACCAGTAGGATTGAAGTCTGGATACTGCTCTTTAATCAAAGGAATGTCATAGCCAATAATGTTATGACCAATAAGTACATCTGCACGCTCAAGAGTTTTAATACCTTGAAGAATAGTGCGCTCAGGCAAATGGTCAAATACTTCAGGCTCAGCTGTATCAGCTACATTACGCACAACAATGCAATGCATCTTAGAACCACGTCTAAGTAAGCCGGTACTTTCAATATCAAACAGAAGCTCAGTCTTCACCGAAGTTTTCGTCTGAGGTTTTTGGATCGTAGTCATCTGGTTTAAATGGATTGGAGTCTGGATAGAGTTCTTCGTCGATTTCTTGATCAAGTGCTTGGTTGACGGCAAATCTTGGATCTTCATTATCGTGAAATGGTTCAATTGCAATAGATAGTTCGCGAGCTAATCGACCAGCTCTACGGAATTCATATTTGTAATATGGCTCCCACTGATGAGCAGTAATGATTATTTTTTTAATGCCCATTACATGGCATTGAAAAATAGAAGCAGAAAAAGGATATCGAGTGGTATAGATAACAGCTCCAGCCATTGGAGTCCCACGTTTAGCGGCTGCAGCAATGGCATAACAGACACAATCAACTTCGATACCGCTGCTTGTCAAAAGGCTGCGTCCGTCTCCAAGAATCTCACGATCTCGAACAACAATGCATCCTCCAGGTGCAGTTGGATGAGTAGAAGCAGCGCCAACGGCTTTAGCTAAACTCATAAAATATTGTTCTTTATTTTTAATGTATGTAGGATCACCTTGTGGGCTAGACATATACACAATCAAAGGAATATATTCTTATATTAGGTAATGAGTCAAATAGATGTGAGACAAATGGATTACAAAAAGTTTTGCTATGAGTACGACAAATTCGATGAATACATGAAAAATTTCAGAGAAGAAGATCGAGAATTAACAACCGACTCTTCTTCTGAGAAACTTAGTTTTAGCAAGCTAGAGCATAAGCACGATTTTAATGATGCTTGGCTAGAACTAGGCAAAAAGAATGACATGATTCAAAGCCCGGCTCATTACACTGGAGGAAAAACAGAAGCTATTGATATTATTGAAGATGCTATCTCTCATGCCTCAAGTGTAGAGTCCGGCTTCCTACAAGGTCAAGTTTTGAAATACATGTTGAGAATGTGGCTGAAAAACAATCCATTGGAAGATGCAAAGAAAGCACAGTGGTATCTAACAAGGTTGATTAAGCAAATGCGATAAACTATAAGAGCGCTCGTTAGAGCGCAATTAGCAGCGTTTAAAGAATAAATATTGACTTCGTTGTTCTAAAGTCTCGTGATCTTGAATATGAGGCGAAAGCAGGTCATATACTTTATTCATATCTTGACTGAAGTGCTTGAAATAAACAGATATACCTGAAGATAATTCTGTAATTGTAGGTACGTACCAAGCTGCAGGAATAAAACAATCCCAAGGTTCAAGCTCAAGAGACACCCAACTGTTCAGTTCTTCTAAGCGCTGAGCAGTTTTTATTATGTGTGCTTCTTGTGCTTGTTCTTGAGGAATACTTAGTTTATTGTTATACAGTAACGCATGTTTCCACATCAGAGTACCATCTTTATGAATCAAACGGCAAGGATGAACTGAGTTACCAGATGGTAAATTGTATAAACATTGAGGGGCAATATGCTTCATATTAAAGATCTCCTTTGCGATCTTCAAAGAAATCAAGATCTTTTGACCAATTGTCGCCAGCGTATTCGTTATAAATAATTCTGCCAACATCTCTAAAGGTACTATAGAAAAGAGTCACTTTATCGATATCAGACATAGTTTGATCTAAAGGCGGCCCATAAAGTAAGACATTCCAGGAAGATGGGCAGACAGGTTCAAACCCTTTTGCTGTAGCACGCAGCTGTTTAATTCGTTTGAATGGAATACAAACAGGATAATCCCAGATAACAGGACAAGCCCGCATAATTTCTGAAGCACTAGTAAAAAAGACAAAACTTTTAATGTGATTATTGCGATACTCATTAATTGTTTTGTTTAACCAAACTCGTGTATTACGTACAGCTCCTTTAGGCGAAACCCATACATTGCCGTGCCAAGTTTCAGTCAAAGGATTGACATTAATTGCTGGTACAGAGGTAGCATCAACAAGAACTTGCTGAACAGGATCGAAAGTAGGATCAAAATCAATTGATCCCATTACGTTACGAGCACGTTCAATGAGCTGAGGAGTTGGATATAGAGGAAGCTTAAGTCCTTGTGCTTGGAGCTTATCCGCTAAATTCTGCTGCGATCGTTCGGAGGCTTTCCTGGCTCCCACCTGCTTCCACGCTAAATGTTCTTGTTCCAGCATCACTGATCAATGTAATAAGTACGTTTTTAGACCAGTCATTCTCGTCAACTTCTTCAATGAGTTTACGTAAGAACTTAATAACATCATCATCGCCAGCATTTTCAGCTTCGATGATATCCCTCTCAATATCAACACCACTCATAAAAGTGGTGGAATCATTTTGAAGATTGATAATTAAACTCCCTGCGCCATAAGTCAAAACGCCATTACTTGCAATGTTAATAAAATCAGTGAGAATAAGTTCAGCGGTAGCAGCAAGGAACTTTTGCTCTTGCTCCTTTTCGTCTCCAAACTTATCTGATTGGATTAATTGTTGTAGTAAATCAGTACGACGTGACATAATAGAATGACTCTTGTATAAGGATAAGTAATTTAATAATCTAATGTGGGTTTTTCGTCATCTTCATT